CACCTTTTATTCTTGGTGGACAAGTATCGGACTTTAAAGGCACAATGGACCTTATGAGAGTATTATATGATTCACACAATCATCCGACACCACACGGTGTGTCTGGATTACCTACACCTTTAATGTGAGATTGAAATGAACGCAAATGTTTTTAGTCGTTTAGATTATACCTTTGATACAGGAAGGTTTGGAGATTTAATCAATTTATCCCAAGGCGCACAAAATTTATTAAATGTGAGTCCTATTCCACTTTCTGATTGGCAAGCAACAGATTTAGGATTAGGTCCTGTTGCAAGAGGAAACTATTATCAAAACCCCACAACTGAAAGATGTAACAATTTAACATCTAATCTTCAAAATATTTACATTACTTGTTCTACCGATACAGCCAATACTTTTCCTACAGCACAGACAGCTGCATTAGGATTAGCAACTACTGCCAATAATTGTATTATTGAGATTGCCAAATTTAAATCTCATACTGATAATATTTCTGGTGTGTCTGTATCTACTGCGGCTTCTTCACAGTTTCCATATTATGACATTATTGTTCCAATGGGACAACAGATGTTAATGATTATGAATAAAACTGATGGTCTTGCAAATACATTACCTTTGTTAGGCAATTTCACCAGTTTGTATATTGATAATGAATTAAATGCCAACAATTCTACAATTGGTAACAACTATATCACCATTAGTAATTCGTTCTCAGGTAATGTAAGTAATTTAACCTCGACACAACTAGACACAATGAATGCCTATGTTGGTAGTTTTGAAACTTTTTTATATGGTGCAAGAACACAAGATTGGACATTCTACCAAAATTCATTGCAAGTTTTAAAAGACTACATGGTTCTTGCTTCATTCAGCCAATTAGGTAATACACAGTCTGGTTTAATTAACACAAAGATTGGAACACCAGATTTAATTGCAAAGTTGGCCACATCTACAACATCAACTTATACTGTCGGTTCTGTAACACCAATCACATCGGGTGATTCGTCAGGTAATACTAATATTACTGTTAATAGTGACATGGCACAAATTGCAGCTGTTAATGCTTATGCACATTCTGCTTATGCACAAGCCAATGCGGCCACCTTTAATGCAAATTCATTTAATGATGAATTGACTATTTTTAAATCGTATGAATCTGGCGTTAATAATACACAAAATAATACCATTATTGCGGTCAATCAATTTGCACAATCGGCATACACTTTTGCAAATACAATTGCTGGAGGTTCTGCAATTGATAATGTGGCACGGGTAGCTGCCAATACTGCATACAATCATGCTTCGGCTGCTTTTGCATCTGCTAATGCCAAAATTGCTTCCATTACAGGAACAACCAATCAAATTATTATAAGTGGAACTACTGCCGTTACATTGTCCACACCACAAGACATTGGCACCAGTTCATCTGTTCAACACGGTTCTGTGGGTATTGGAACTGCCGCTTCAGGAACAACAGGTGAGATTCGTGCAACTAATGAAGTAACTGCATATTATTCTTCTGATGAAACACTTAAAGAAAATATTATAACAATCACAGATGCTTTAGGTAAACTCAAACAGGTTCGTGGTGTCATGTATGATTGGAAAGATTCAGTTATTCAAAGTCGTGGTGGATTGGATGATTATTTTGTTCGTAAACACGATACTGGCGTGATTGCACAAGATGTTGAAAAAGTATTACCTGAGGTAGTTGCAGAAAGGCCTGATGGTACCAAGGCAGTTCGATATGAAAAACTTGCTGGTATTATTATACAAGCTATTAATGAGTTGGCAGATAAAGTAGAAGAACTAAACAAGAGAATAGAATAAAATGGCATTACCATCAAGTGGAGCAATGCGATTGGGTGGTGATGTGAATGTCGAATTAGGACTTTCTGCAACCACTCAAATTTCTCTTGGTCAATCTACTGTAAGGTCGTTGTATGCAGTATCGTCTGGTGCAATTAGATTGGCAGCCGATGGATATGGAAAGTCTAGTGTTTTTAAATTTACAATTGCTTCTAATCAAACTAATACAAATTTAAGAACATTGGCAATTAATGCTGGTTGGGACCAAGCATCTAATGTTGAAGCAACAGTTGGTTCTAGTGTATACATTTATTCAACATCAACAGGAACTCCTGCATTAACAATTGATGGTTCATGGCCTAAAGGTGTAACATTAATAAACAACGGTTACATTATGGGTATGGGTGGTGCCGGTGGTGCAGCTCCAGGTGGTTCAGGCGGTGGAGGTGGACCAGCAATCAGTTTGGGTGTCAGTTTCAGTTTAACTAATAATAGTTACATTGGTGGTGGCGGTGGCGGTGGTGCTGCAGGTAATAACAGCTCAGGCGGTGCAGCTGGTGGCGGTGGTGGTGCCGGTGGTGCTAATGGTGGTTTTGCTAGTAACTATGGTGGACCCGGAGGCACCGCTGGTGGTGCTGGTGGAGGACCTGGATCCTCAGGTAACAATGGTGCCGGCAACAACGGATCCGGTGGTGGCGGTGGTCGCATAATGCCTGGTTCTGGTGGATCAGCAAATGGTGGTGGAGGTGGAGCCGGCGGTGGCGGAGGACGTTCAGGTCTAGGTGTCAATGGTGGTGCGGGCGGCGGAGCAGGCAATGCCGGTACTGGTGTTGGCACACCTGCTGGCGGTGGCGGTGGTGGTTGGGGTGCTGTTGGTGGCACAGTTGCTGGAGGTCGTAACGGTTCAGGTGGTAAAGCAATTAACTTGAACGGATACTCAGTAACATATTTAACAAGTGGAACAATATACGGTGGAGTAAGTTGATGAAACAATATGCATTATTAAATCCTAAAACTGGTTCATATGAAATATTTGACACCAGAGAAGAAGCAGTTCCTAGATTTGCTGAGATTGCACTTAGTCTTTTATTGGAACATACACACCAATCACCATTTACTATTGTAGAAACAAATGAAGATGGTTTGCAAACATGGACTGCACCGGATGGTGCTAACATTACCGATTATGTTAAAGAATACGGTGAGATAGTAAACAGAGTAAATTCGTCCACATAAACAACATAAATAAAACATGGCAACTTTAAGCAAAATCTACTCGGATATAGACTTTACCTTTACGAAGAAACCCGTAACGGGAGATGTGGCACTCAGTTATGATGACCGAGCAGTAATTAGGTCTGTTCGTAACTTATTGTCTACCAATAACTATGAAAGACCATTTAATCCAGATTTAGGTTCAAGCCTAAATGCGTTATTGTTTGAAAACATTTCACCAATGACATCTATGGCCATTAAAACTGAAGTTGAAAGAATTATCAGTAATTATGAACCTAGAGCTAATGTTAAAGATGTTGTGGTTAATCCGCAACCAGACCAAAATGCTTATAATGTTACATTAACTTTCTATATTGAAAATGCAACATTACCAACAACAGTAACCCTTCTTTTAGAGAGAAATAGATAAAATGGCAGGTGCTAATTCTAACATTCAGATGACAGATTTAGATTTTAATAAAATTAAAAACAATCTAAAAACTTATCTACAATCACAAGACACCTTAAAAGATTACAACTATGAAGGTTCTGCACTTTCTACTCTTTTAGATATTCTTGCATATAACACACAATACAATGCTTACTATTTAAATATGGTAGGCAATGAAATGTTTTTGGACACGGCTGTTCAGAGAGGTTCTGTTGTATCTCATGCAAAGATGTTAAACTATACGCCTCGTTCAGCAATGGCACCTACTGCCACTATTAATTTACAAGTAGATAATGTAACCACAACATCTTTAACATTACCAAAATTTGCAACATTTATTTCTGAAGCCATTGATGGTGTCAACTATAACTTTGTAACGGCAGATACTTACACAGAAAATACTTCTGCAAACACAGTATATTTTAATAATGTTTCATTGAAACAAGGTATACCCGCAACAGCATCTTATACAGTAGATTCGGTTACCAATCCGTCTTACATATTTGAAATACCAGAATTAGACATTGATACATCTTCTTTAGTTGTTACTGTTCAACAATCATATTCAAATGGTGCAAGTGACATCTACACTTTGGCCACAAACTATCTCACATTAACAGATTCAGACAAAGTATATTTTTTACAAGAAAATATTGATGGTAAATATGAAGTATATTTTGGTGACGGAGTTTTAGGTAAAAAATTAATTGATGGTAACATTGTAATACTTTCTTATATTGTAACTAATGGAACTTTGGCTGCGGATGCAAATAACTTTGTTCTGATGGATACAATTGGAGGGTTTTCAACCTATACATTGACTCCTGTTACAGCAGCTACAGCAGGTAATGATAAAGAAACTATTGCTTCGATTCGTTATCAAGCACCAAAATCATATGCAGCTCAAAATCGTGCTGTAAGTAAAAATGATTACATTACTGCCATTCAAGAAAATAATCTAGGCATTTCTTTTGATGCTGTTAATGTATGGGGCGGTGAACAAAATAGTCCTCCTGTATATGGCAAAGTATTTGTTTCTTTAAAACCAACTGGATCATATAATTTAACACAAACTCAAAAACACAGAATTATTACAGAAGTTATTAAACCAATTTCAGTATTGACTGTAACTCCTACTATTGTGGATCCAGACTACACATATTTAAAATTTGTGGTAAATGTTGTATACGACCCTACAAAAACATCTCAAACAGCAGCTCAAATTCAATCGGGTGTTAAATCTGCAATTCAATCTTTTTGCAATTCTACATTAAATACATTTAACTCTACATTTAGTTCTTATAGTTTAATGACAACAATTCAGAATTATAGTCCTGCAATTGTTACCAGTGAATTTGACTTGTCTTTACAGAAGAAATTTTTTCCAAATTTAATTACACCAACAACATATAATCTATATTATAATTCTGCACTACAAGCAGGTAGATTTTTAAGTGGTGTAAGTAGTTCTCCCGCATTAAGTTTTAGAGATCCGACCAATCTTACAACAGTCATTAATGATATTTACCTTGAAGAAGTTCCAGCTGCAACACAAGGCGTTGATACAATTTCTGTATTAAATCCTGGTTTCAGTTATCAATCCACACCAACCATTACTATTTTGGGTGATGGTACAGGCGCAACTGCAACTGCGGAAATTTCTGGTGGAACAATTAAAACCGTTACAATTACCAATTCAGGTAATAATTATACTTCAGCTATTGCAACCGTAACACCTGCAGCTGGTGACACAACTGGTCAATTGGCAACATTAGTGGTGAATTTGCAAGGTCGTTATGGAACATTGAGGTCTTATTATTTCAATTCTTCTGGCGTAAAAACTATTTTTGATTCAAATGTTGGAACAATTGATTACCAAGAAGGTGTTATTACTTTGACTTCTTTTGGTCCTATTGGTGTTGATAATGATTTAGGACAATTTGCTTTAGCTACAACTCCAACAACAGATATAGTTTCTTCTACATACAATAGAATCATTACAGTAGATCCATACGATACCACAGCAATCACAGTTAATGTTACCGCCAAGTCATGATAGAGAACGGCCACAAAACCTCGTTATTAATTCCATCACAACTTCCCGAATTTGTTCGGGATGATCCTAGTTATGCAAATTTTGTTTTATTTTTGCAAGCATATTATGAATGGATGGAAGAAACAGGTCAAGTTACTGACCGTAGTAAAAATCTTTTAAATTATACTGATATTGATAAAACTTTAACAGAATTTTTAGATTATTTTTATGATGAATTTTTGATGTATTTTCCACAAGATATTCTTGCTGATAAAGTTAAAGTGGCCAAAATGGCCAAACAACTATATCAATCTAAAGGCACTCAGGCATCTTATAAGTTTTTATTCAGAACACTTTACAACTCCGATGTAGAATTTTTTTATACAAAAGATGCGGTATTAAAGGCTTCTGCCGGTAAATGGTATGTTGCCAAAAGTTTAAAATTAGATTCAACCGATTTAAACTTTCTTCAATTAGCCAAAACAAATGGTTCATATAGATTGTTTGGTGAAACAACCAAATCTATTGCCACAGTAGAAACTGCAATTCTTTCTGGTACTAAAATAGAAGTTTTTATTTCAGATATTCAAAGATTATTTCAGTCTGGTGAGTTTGTTCGTGTTGTTGATGCCAACAATCAAGATATTTTATTCGATGGTCAACCATTAACCGCAAAGATTGTGGGTCAAATTGGACAAGTTCTAATTAGTCCAAATAATAGAGGACTTTTATATCGTCCAGGTGATCCTGTTATTGTATATAATGGATTAACTTCAAATACGGGTCTTGGTGCAACTGCCACCGTAGGTGAAACAACTTCGGGTTCTATTCAGCGTGTAACTGTTACTAGTGGTGGTTATGGATTTAGAGCTGATCCTAATACTCAAATCACTTTAACAAATGCTCCTGGTGCTTATGTTACTGTTAGTGGTTTAAATCCTTCAGCCAATGGTATTGCTAATGTTACTTTTATTCCAACAGATATTATTTCTTTAAAACAATATATTATTATTGGTAACACAAATTATAACTTTTCAAATCTTGCAACCGCTAATGCAAATACTAGTTTAGCCAATGCATTTACATTTACTGGATTTACAACATATCCCATTTCTTCCGTTTTGGTTGAAAACTCTGGCGGTGGTATTACATCCGACCCAACAATTCAAGCAGATTCTTTATAT